AGAAACAACAGCAGATGAGCTAGAAGATTATGTTCACGCACTTAATCATGTATTTGTGCCACAGGATGTATACCTTATGTCTTCACATCCTGGAGGATATGAAGAACCAGTTGAATTTTTAGAAAATACAGACTGGTTACCAGACAACGAGTTTCTAATGGTTCTAATACAACCATTTGAAGAGTTAGAAAGGGCAAGTTCTAACTTAAAAAAAATAGGATTCTATGATACTTGGCCAGAAGACTACTATGAATCCACAGTGAATAAACGTAAAACATATAGGAGATTAAGATTATGCCAGGCATGAGAGGTATGAAACCAATGAAGAAAACTTCAAAGAATAAAAACAAAAAAAAGAAAAAAAACGGAAAAAAAAAGTAAAAAAATCAACTAAGAAAAAAGGTTTACTAATATTAATAACATGACGACATTTGCAGAACTAGCAGAAATACTAAATAAAAAATCTAAGGAGCAAGCCCATGCAACTAGATCTAAGACTAGGACTACCCGACAAGCAAAGAGAATCAAAAAAGAAAATAGACCTAATGTGTAAACATTGTGATCATAGTTGTCATTGCAGTAACGGAGGACAATGTTCCGTATGTGCATGTATGAACTGTGAACATAATGCATTAGATGATTTTTATAATAACTTAAATAACTATGCTAACAACCAAAAAACAGAATAAGGAACTAAGTGATAAACAAAAACAATTTCTTAGTGCACTGTTTGGAGAAGCTGAAGGAAACCCAAGAGAAGCTGCGAAAGTGGCTGGGTACTCTCCTACATCGTATCCAAAAGTTGTACAAGGACTAAAAGATGAGATTATTGAAAGAGCTGAATCAGTTTTGGCAGCTCATTCTCCACAAGCTGCACTCGGTATTAGTCGTGCTCTTACTGACGATGGATCTATTCCTGGGGCTAATATTAGAATGGAAGCAGCAAAGCAAATCTTGGATCGAGTCGGTCTGGTTAAAAAAGAAAAAATAGATGTTAATGCAAAAGTTGCTCATGGCATATTTATTCTACCACCCAAGGAATTATAATGGCAAAGAAAAAAAAATCAAAAAGTAAAAAAGGAAAAGCTATACCTACTAACCCTGCACTCTATGCAAGAGTAAAGGCAGAGGCAAAGAAAAAGTTTAAAGTATACCCATCTGCTTATGCTAATGGCTGGTTAGTCAGAACGTATAAAAAAAGAGGTGGCGGATATAGGAGTGGATAATGGCCAAACCAAAAGGAGGATTAACAGCCTGGTTTGGTAAAGGACCCAAAGGAGATTGGGTTGATATAGGTGCTCCTAAAAAAGGTGGAAAGTTTCAAGCATGTGGACGTAAGTCTGCTAAAGGATCAAAAAGAAAGTATCCTAAATGTGTGCCAAGATCTAAAGCTAAAAGTATGTCAGCATCTCAAATTAAAAGTGCTGTTTCTAGAAAAAGATCTAAAGCACAAGGTGTAGGAGGTAAACCTACAAATGTTAAAACGATATTGAAAAAGAAATCAAATGGCAAAAGATCCAAAAAAAGGAACAGGTAAAAAACCAAAAGGATCTGGCCGTAGGTTATACACGGATGAAAATCCAAAAGATACAGTAAGTATAAAATTTGCTACCCCAGCTGATGCAAGAGCAACAGTTGCAAAAGTAAAAAAAATAAAAAAACCATACGCCCGTAAAATACAGATACTTACAGTTATGGAACAGCGTGCAAAAGTTATGGGTAAGACTAAAGTTGTAAGTATCGCAAAGAAAGCTAAACAATCATTAAAAAGGAAACACGATGCGAAACAAACCAAAAGGTAAAAACGGAAACGGTAAAAGAAGATTGACAGACGGTCAAATGAAAATTGCCCGTGCTGCACCACCTAGAGATCAAATTACTGGTGCTGATTTTAATATATTAAGAAGAAATAAAAATAGATCCGTTGTATCATAATCATGGCAGCAAAGCGAAAGAAGACTCCTGCCTGGCAAAGGAAAGAAGGTAAAGATCCAAAAGGTGGATTGAATAAAAAAGGAGTTGCATCTTATCGTAGAGCTAATCCAGGTAGTAAATTACAAACAGCTGTTACTACTAAACCAAGTAAATTAAAAAAAGGATCAAAGGCTGCTAAGAGACGTAAATCATTTTGCAAACGAATGGAAGGTATGAAGAAAAAATTAACTTCTAAAAAAACTGCAAGAGATCCTAACTCAAGAATTAATAAAGCATTACGAAAATGGAATTGCTAAATGTCTTTAGGTCTTAAAAAAAGAGTTTCAAGAACTATACCTTATGGCTATAAAGTAAATGAAGAGGATGATAAGATGCTAGATCCTATTCCAGAAGAACTAGAAGCAATAGAACAAGCAAAGCAATATATTAAAAGTTGTTCCTATCGAGAAGTTGCTGGATGGATGCAAAGAAAAACTGGCAGATATATATCAGCTCCAGGTTTAAGAAAGGTGCTAGCAAGAAGTGAATGATGTTGCACCACCTAAACCTAAAAGAAAAAAAGTAGCCAAAGCAAAAAAGTCAGCCAAAGCTAGCATTAGTGATATAACTAAACAAGTACAAAAAGCAAAAGATAACTATCACAATGCACAAAAAAAATTAAAAAATAAAAAAGAAGCTATTAAAAAAGCTGACAATATATTAGAGAATAAAGAAAATATATTTATTGAAGAAGAGTTTGACAACGTTCCACCAAATGTAAAGGAAGCTGTTAAAGAACAAGAAGTAATCTTTCAACCTAATGAAGGACCGCAAACACAGTTTTTAGCAGCAGCAGAACGTGAAGTATTTTATGGTGGAGCAAGAGGTGGTGGTAAATCATATGCAATGCTTATTGACCCACTACGATATTGTGATAAACAAAAACATAGAGGTTTATTACTAAGACGTTCAATGCCTGAGTTGAGAGATTTAATTAATCACTCACAACAATTATATCCAAAAGCTTTTCCTGGTGCAAGATGGAGAGAGCAAGAAAAAGAGTGGCGGTTCCCATCTGGTGCTAAAATAGAATTTGGATATGCAGAAAATACAACAGATGCTCTTAGATATCAAGGACAGTCTTATACTTGGATAGGAATAGATGAGTTACCACAATATCCAACACCTGATATTTATAACTTTCTAAGGTCATCTCTTAGATCAGTAGATCCAGAGATACCAGTATTTATGAGGGCAACTGGTAACCCAGGCAACGTAGGATCAACTTGGGTAAAAGAAATGTTTGTTGACCCAGCAGTTCCTAATACAAAGTTTGATGTAGAAATACAAACGCCAGTTGGTGTAAAAAAAATAACAAGAAGATTTATACCAGCTAAGTTACAAGATAATCCATATCTAATGCAGACAGAGGATTATTATATTATGCTAGCCTCTTTGCCCGAAGTGCAAAGAAAACAGTTCTTAGATGGAGACTGGGGTGCTTATGAAGATGCAGCATTTCCAGAATTTAGTTTAACAACGCATGTTGTAGAACCATTTGAGATACCTAGAAACTGGCATAGGTTTAGAGCTTGTGACTGGGGATATTCTTCACCAGCTTGTGTTCTTTGGTTTGCTATAGATTTTGATAATAACCTTTGGATATATAGAGAACTATATACAAAAAAAGTTACAGCAGATTTATTTGCACAACAGGTTTTAGATTTAGAACATAAAGAGTATATTCGCTATGGAGTCTTAGACTCAAGCACTTGGGCAAGAAGAGGTGATGTCGGTCCAAGTATTGCAGAAACAATGATTACTGCAGGATGTAGATGGAGACCATCTGATAGATCACCAAGAAGTCGTATCAACGGTAAGCTGGAAATACACAAACGACTATCTGTTAGAGAAAAAGATAATGAAAAAAAACCATCATTATTTATTTTTAACAACTGTGTAAATTTAATACGAACACTACCACTTTTACCATGTGATAAAAATAATCCAGAAGATGTTGATACGCACGCAGAGGATCATGCATACGATGCATTAAGATATGGATGTATGTCTCGCCCCATTAATCCACATGGAATAGGAATAGATGGCTTTGGAAAACAACAAAACTTTCAACCAGCAGATAGAATATTTGGATACTAATGGATATAGATGGAAAAAAATTAAGAGTTGGATTTCAAGATCTAACTATTGAAATAAAAGATGCAGATTTTAGAACAGACAATCTTACAGATTGTTATGGTCATTATCTACAAAGAGAAAATAAAATACAAATAAATACAAATTTAGAACCGCATGATTTGTTAAACACAGTTATTCACGAATGTTTACATGCATGTGCATACGTTGGTGGGCTTACAACTAAATCTAATCCATTATCAGATGAAGACAAAGAAGAAGTTGTTACTAATACATTAGCTAACCAAATACATATTGTCTTACGAGATAATCCATGGCTCTTAAAATTTATACAAGAGTCACTATCAAAAACTAAAAATAAGGAGAAATAACATGGACATCATGAAAAAATATAAGCAAGGTGATTTAGATGAAGTGCCTAGTGCAAAGACTGCTAATGACCCTATGAACCTTCCTGCTGATGAAGTAGGTGGAGAAAATGTTGATGCACCTAAAATAAAAAAGAATGAGGTGGACGGCAAAATTTTTTCAATGGCTGACGAAAGAGATTACTAAGGTATTTAAATGGCTGATGTAAACAACCCAGATGATACAGTACTGGGACTAGACGAGCCAAAAGAAAAAGAAGGAAGCTATGAAGATTTTTCTAATCTTCAAGGTTTAGTTAAAGAAAGATTTTTTAGATCAGAAGATGCTAGACTTTTTGATGAAAGTCGTTGGCTAAGATCATACAGAAACTATAGAGGTATCTATGGTTCTGATATGTCTTTTACTGAAAAAGAAAAATCTAGAGTATTTGTTAAAATAACAAAAACTAAAGTTCTAGCTGCTTTTGGTCAATTAATAGAGGTTTTATTTTCAACAGGAAAATTTCCTATTGGAGTAGAGCCTACACCTATACCTGAAGGTATATCAGAGTATGCTAGAGTTAAACAACCTAATGAACCAGATAAAGAAGAAGATAACGTTGTAGATCTATATGGATTTCCAGGTGATGGAAAAGAAATGTTACCTGGAACTACAACAAGTGATTTACTTAGAGGATTAGAAAAAGAGTATGAAGGTGTGGATTTTGCAGATGGACCATCTCCAGTATCACCACAGATACCTCAAATAGAACCTGCAAGAGAAGCTGCAGAAAATTTACAGAAGTTAATTCATGATCAATTAGAAGAAACTTCTGCTATAACAATGTTAAGGCATGTTTTATTTGAAATGGTTTTACTTGGAACTGGAGTATTAAAAGGTCCATTTACACATGATAAAACTATTCATAGATGGGAAACAAATGAAGAAACTGGCGAAAGCATGTATAACCCATCGACTAAATCTGTTCCAAAATTAGAGGCTGTTAGCCTTTGGGATTTTTATCCAGATCCTGATGCAACAAGCATAGAAGATTGTGACTATGTAATACAAAGACATTCTTTAAATAGATCACAGTTAAGAGATTTAAAAAATAGACCATACTTTAGAAAAGAAGCTATTAAAGAATGTTTAAGAATGGGTGCTAATTATGAAGTTAGAGGTTTTGAAACAGCACTGTTAGATAGAGAAAATGTTGATGATCTTAAAAAACAAAGATTTGAAATATATGAATACTGGGGATCAATGGATAAACAACTTGCGGAAGAAGCAGGTTTAGAACTTGGTGATGATTTTGAAGAACTAGATGAAGTTCAAATAAATGCTTGGATATGTAATGGTCATGTATTAAGATTAGTATTAAATCCATTTACTCCTGAACGAATACCTTTTCATGTATGCCCATATGAAATAAATCCATATCAATTTTTTGGCGTAGGTATACCAGAAAATATGGAAGATGCACAAATGGTAATGAATGGTCATGCAAGAATGGCCATAGATAATTTAGCATTAGCAGGTAACTTAGTATTTGATATTGATGAAACACAATTAGTTCCAGGACAAGACATGAATATATATCCTGGTAAGATATTTAGAAGACAATCTGGTGTAACAGGAACAGCAATAAATGGATTAAAGTTTCCTAATACTGCACCAGAAAACTTAATGATGTTTGATAAATTTAGACAGCTTGCAGATGAAGCAACTGGTATACCATCATACTCTCATGGTGCAACAGGTGTACAATCAACAACAAGAACTGCAGCAGGTATGTCTATGCTTATGGGAGCAGCCGCATTAAGTATTAAAACTGTTGTTAAAAATATAGATGATTATTTATTAAAACCCCTTGGTGATACTTTATTTGCATGGAACATGCAGTTTAACTATGATATAGAACCAGTTAAGGGTGATCTAGAAATAAAAGCAAGAGGAACATCTTCTCTAATGCAAAAAGAAGTTAGGTCACAAAGATTAATGACATTTATGCAAACAGCTAATAATCCAAATATAGCACCGTTTGTAAGATGGCATTCTATATTAAGAGAAATTGCAAAGTCATTAGATATTGATCCAGATCAACTAATTAATGATCCAGAAAGTGCACAACTATTCGCAAAAATAATGGGGATGACAAATGGAAATCAACAAACTCAAAACACTAATCAGCAACAAGCTAACATGGCAGATTCTCAAAGAGTACCTCCAGGAGCAAATCCAGCTGACCCAACAGGAGTTGGAGGTGGCAACATCGGAGCAGGAGCTGTTCCGCAACCAGGGGAAACTGCATTCTCTCAGGAGACTACTCTCCCTAGAGCAGCAACTAGACAAGAAGGATAATAAAAGTAGAAGGTTTTTTTAAATGGCATTATATGATAGTCCACCACAAGTAGACCCAGCAACTGGTAGATTACCAAGTTACAAACAAGTGCTACAACAAGACCCAACAACTGGAATGTATAAAATTAAATATGAATATACTCCAATAGCAAGTTCTAGCACACAAGGTCAAACTTTACAGACCATGTTAACAACGCCTATTACTACTTTACCAGGCAGTACGAATATGGGCGTTGGCTCTCAAGATGGTGATGCTGAAGGTGGAGATACAGGAGATACTGGTGTAGGTGGTGCTACAAGTGCAGCTACAGGTGGTGGAGGTAGAGATCAAGGTGGAGTTTATGATTTTCAAAGAGCACAACGAGATGGTGGAGGCACGCCTTTTGCTTCAGATGATAGAAGTGAATTACAAAAACAATTAGATACTGCATATCCTACGGTATTAGAAAGAGGACTTGGTATTGCAGGAGGTATTTTTTTAAGCGGAGTAAATCCAGTTGTAGGTAAACTTGGCACTGCATTTATGACAAATCAAAGAAAAAATGCAATAGAAGATATTAATCAAGCAATGGAAGATGGAACTTTTCTTTCAGGATATAAGACTAGTGAGATAGCAAAAGCATTAGAAGATAATAGTAATCTTCCAGATAACGTAGCAGATTATATGCGTAATGTAATATCTATGGCTAGTACACCAGTTAAAAGGTCAACAGTATTAGAAGATGCATCTACCACACCAGTTATTCAAGCTCAACCTGGTTTTGATCCTAGTCTTATGGATGTAAGTCCAGAATTAGCTACTACACCATTAAAACAAACAAATATTGGTGATACTATTGCTGCAGCAGATGAAGCTGCAGGTGTTCAAACAGGAGATGCTGCTGTTGCTGAAGCTGAAGCTCCAGGAAAAGATTATGGATGGAACTCTACAGATGGATCTACAATGACCTCAAACTCCACAACTACTAACGCAGATGGTACTACTACTACTAATCCATCAGGTTTACAGACAGCTAATCAAATAGTTAATGAGGGTGCTGGTGGATCAAATAATTATAGTCAAAATCAAGTTAATAATGCCCAAGCTCAAGTTAATGGGGCTGTAAAAACAGGCGGAGCAGGTTATGGATTACCTGATGGAGTAAAAGCTGTTGGAACTGGATATAATTCTGAAACAGGAAATTATTCAGGAACAGTAAGTTATTCTGGAGGCACAGTTACAAATGACCCATCAAAAAATAAAAAATTACAAGATATGAAAGAGAGACAAAACAGAGGTAAAGATAGTGATGGGCCATGTTTCTTAGCAGGAACTCTTATTATCATGGCAGACGAAACTAAAAAACCAATTGAAGAAGTAGAGTTAATGGATAAGGTTGCAATTGGAGGATATGTTGGTGGTGTTGGTAAATTTTTAACAGATGAGTTATATGATTATAATGGAATTAAAGTATCAGGTAGTCATTTAGTTAATGAAGATAATAAATGGATGCATGTTAAAGATAGTAAAAATGGAAAACCATTAGGTAACGATACTCATGTTGTATACGTTCTTGGAACTGAACATAGAAGATTATTAATTGAAAATATTTTATTTACAGATTACTTAGAAACAAAAGAACAAGAAATGTTTATTGCAAAAGGAAGTGATTATTTTTTTAATAATCATGGAAGTATAGGCAATCAAATTGCAAAAGAAAATTTAAAAACACTTAATGCAGAAAATTAAAACTAGATTATGGAATCTAGATAACGATTATTCTACTATAAAAAATTGGTGGAAAGAATATGATTGGACAAGTCCTCCAAAAGATTGTTTACCTCCAGATGGCATTATAGTTGAATATGAAAATAAACCAGTTTGTTGCACAGGAATTTATTTTGCTATTGGATGTAAGTTTGCATATATGGAATGGGTTTTAGTAGATAAAAATCAAAATTCAGAAGTTAGATACAGTTGCTTAAAAGAATGCATAAATTCTGTATTTAAATTAGCAAAGTTAAAAAATTATAAACTTATTGGGCACACAACATCTGAAAGTAAGTTGTATGATCGTTATCAAAAAGATCATGGCATGATAAAAGTAGATCCTAATTTAACAGGATTTTTAAAAATAATAACTAATAATAATGAGTTTAAAACTATAGACGATATTGATTTTGTAGTTGGAGACGAATATTATAAACAAATAAATAATAGGAGAATATAAATGGCAAACGGTGGTATGCAAGGCATGGGAATGATGGTTTCACCAAATACTCAAACAACTAAAATGCCTATGCAAGAAAAAATTAACACTGCAATTGTTGACGGTAGTCAATTTAGAGAAGCAGTAGCTAATTTATCTGCAGAGTCTAGTGATGTTCTTGAACAGCATTTAACACCAAGAGTAAAAGAAGCTATGGCAGAGTTATTTGGACCTGAAGTTATTGAAGTTTTAAAAGATTTTGGTCCAACAGAACCTACAGTAAATATTCCAGTTTCAGTTGTTTCTCAAGCATATCCTGCAAAAACTATAGAAGAGTCTATAGAAATGATGGGACAAGATTTTGCATCAAAAGGACAACAAAATATTCCTACTTCACCACAAGGTGGAATGGGCGGAGGGCCAATGATGGACTCTCCACAAACTAACGTGCCACCTGGACCTATGCCAACAGGCATGGTCTAGCACACGAGGGCTACCCTTCCCATAAGGCACCCAACTCAACTAGGAGGACAATATGGTTGACGAAACACAAGAAGCTTTAGAAGAAACTACAGAAGAACAAGTAGAAGAAACTCAAGCTGAACAGGAACAAGTAGAAGAAATACTTGATCCAACACCTTATCAAAATAAGTATAGAAGAGATCTCGATGATAAGGATACTGATACAGCTACCGAACAACAGGACACCCAAGAAGAAAAAGAGGCTACTCCTGAAGAACGCCCTGTAACAGCCGAGGAAAAGGCTTTTAAGAAACGTTATGACGATCTTAAACGCCATTACGATAAGACTTTGAGCAATCATAAAAATGAAGTTACAAAACTAAAAACTCAAATTGAACAAAGCACAAACAAACTGCTACCACCTAAAGATCCAAATGAACTTGAGGCGTGGCGATCAAAGTATCCTGAAGTATACGATGTTATACAATCAGTTGCTTTAAATCAAGCAGATGAACGTGCTAAAAAACTTGAAGAAAAGTTTCAGTTTTTGCAAGGTCAGCAATCTCAAATTGCTAAAGAAAAAGCAGAAGTTGAACTTTTAAAACGACATCCTGATTTTGCAGAGATTCGTGCTACTGATGCATTTCATGAGTGGGCACAAAAACAAGATGCAACTATTCAGGGGTGGTTATATGATAACCCAGATAATGCTGAGTTAGCTGCCAGAGCGATAGATCTTTATAAAATGGATTCTGGCATTACAACTAAGAGTAATGCTAAAGCAGAAACTAAAAAGAAAGACGCAGCAAAAGCAGTAACTACAACTAAAAAGGGAAATCAAATTAGTGTAACTGAAAAGAAAATTTGGACTGTTGATGAAATATCTAAGTTAAAACCTCATGAATTTGATAAACATGAAAAAGAAATTATGCAAGCTCGAAGAGAAGGTCGTATAAAGCGAAACTAAAAACTTAACTTAACGCTATAAAGGAGAATAATTATGGCAGTATCAAGAGCTGCAGGTTATGCTAACCTGCCTAATGATAACTTCATACCTGAAATTTATAGCCAGAAGGTTCAAAAGTTTTTCAGAACTGCTTCGGTTGTTGAAGATATTACAAACACCGACTACGCTGGAGAAATTGAAAATTTTGGTGACACGGTAAGAATTATCAAAGAACCCGTAGTTACTGTAGCTAGTTATACTCGTGGCTCAACTATCAATACACAAGAGCTTGCAGACGATCAAATTACTTTGGTTGTTGACCAAGCAAATGCTTTTGCATTTAAAGTGGATGATATTGAAGAAAGACATTCTCATATTAATTTTGAGTCTGTTGCATCATCATCTGGTGCATACGCTCTAAAAAATGAATATGATAAGAATATCATTGCTGCGATGTTTGCTGGTGCAGGCACTACAGTTGGATCAGACGGATCTGGACAAGACGTAGGTACTTACAGAGAAGGCCTATCTCTATCTGGAACACCTGAAGTTGATCCAATTAACGTAATCGCAAACCACGCTAAAAGACTGGACTCTGCTGATGTTCCAATGGAAGGAAGATGGTTTCTAGCAAGCCCTGACTTCTATGAAGAACTAGGTAAAGCCAACAGTAAATTAATGGCTGATACTACTGGAGCCGCTGGACCACTAAGAAATGGTCAAGTGTATAATGGAAAAATCCATAACTTCACTATGTATCAAACTAATAACTTTGCTGCATCAAGCACATCTAACTACTTCAAAGTGCTTTCTGGACACATGTCTTCTACTGCAACTGCTAACCATATTGCAAAAATGGAAGTTGTAAGAGACACAGAATCATTTGCTGACGTTGTTAGAGGCTTACATGTCTTTGGCAGAAAAGTTCTAAGATCAGACGCTCTGATTGCAGAACACATTTTAATTGACTAAGGAGAATAATTATGGCTACATATAATGTGACAGGACCTGGCGGAACAGCTGGGCACCCATCAAAAATGAGTGCTGGAATTAGGACTCCTTATTTGGTGGAAAACACAATTGATATCTCTGCAATTAATGGAGATTCAGGTACAGCACAAAACGATGTTATTAGATGCATCGATGTTCCTGCAGAAACAGTAATTCTGCATGCAGGAGTCGAAGTACTAACAGCATGCTCAAGTTCTGTAGTTATCGACATTGGTGTTACTGGAAGTTCAGCTGGATTTAGTGATCCAGATGCTTTCGTTGATGCTTACGATGCTACTGGTGCATCTTATGCACCAAGAGACGTTGCTGATGCAGCACCTGTATTAACCTGTAAAGTGGCAGATACAATTGATGCTTTAATGGCTGGAGCAGATTCAACTGCGGGTAAAATCCGTGTTTTTGCTATTCTATGTGATGTTTCAGGTGTCGATGAAACTGATAGAAATACAGCTACGCAACATGACACAGCAGTATAATACTGCATAACTTTAGGGGGGCTATATGCCCCCCTTTACTATAAGGATAAATATGGCAACTTACGATTTAAGAGAAAAAACAAATGCATCAACAGGACAAACAAAAGTAAGCTTTGGTGGACAAGCAGCAAGTTTAGAGTCCTTTAGAGAATTAGAAAAAAAAGTATTAGAACAAGATAAAAAATTAGATAAGATATTAAAACTATTAAGAGACTAGTATGAATTATTTACAACTCACAAATGCAGTATTGGCAGAACTTAATGAAGTGCAACTCACTTCATCTACATTTACTAATAGTAGTGGTATTCAGACAACAGTAAAAGATATTATTAATAAAGCATTAAGAGATGTATATTCATCAGAATTAGAGTGGCCTTGGTTACATAGTGATAAAACACAAGTTACATACGCTGGACAAAAAGAGTACTCATTACCAACTGATTTTAGGTCAGTTGATTTTGAGTCTTTTTATTTAGTGCCTACAGAATTAGTAACAAACTCTACTTTTGATAGTAACATAACAAACTGGTCAACAGTATCAGGATCACCAGCATATAACTCTGGTGGTAATGGAAGGTTAAGATTAAATGCAGCAGCAGCATCTGCAAGTTTATCAACAGTAAAGAATAGAGAGTATAGAGTACAAGTAAGAGTTATGGATACATCATCCAGTGGCTCTAGTTTAAAAGTACAAGTAGGAACATCAGCTGCAGGAACACAAAATTTAAACACAACAATAACTGTATCTGATTTTGGTGATGGTAAGATATTAGATACAACTTTTACAGCAACAGCTTCTACATCACATATTACATTAGATAATGATGACTCTAATAATTTAGATGTAGATTTTGTAAAAGTATCAGAAAATTTACCACCTAAAAAATTAATATACATAACGTACGATGATTATAGAAGAAGATTTTTAGCAACAGCACAAACTAATAATAGTGATCATTATGGTACACCCGATTATGTATTTAAAACACAAGATGATAAGTTTGGATTGTATAGAGTTCCTGATTCGGATGGTTATACTATAAATTATGAATATTGGAAAACACACTCTGATTTATCTGCATCAACAGATACACCAGACATACCTGCAAGATTTCATGATGTGGTTGTAGCAAGAGCAAAGTATTATATTTATAATCTTAGATCTGACCCACAGTTTACACAGTTTGCAGATAGAGATTATAGAGAAGGTGTTAAAAGAATGAGAATTGAATTAATTAATGCACCAAGTGAAATGTTAGATACTAGGGTAAACTTAGGATATAATAGACGAGGTGCATTGAGTGGCTGATACTTCACAGATATCACCTTTTGTATTTGGTTGTGGTGGAGGACTTGTTTTAAACAAAGATTCTTTTTCTTATCAACCAGGTGAAACAAAAGTATTACAAAATTTTGAACCAGATGTTAAAGGTGGATACAAAAAAATACTAGGTACAACTAAATGGAACTCTAATATAGTTCCACAAGTATCCTCATCTAGCGAACGAGTTGTAATGTCAGCTATATTTGGTAGTGTAGTACTAGCAGCTAGAGGTGGCAGTATACATAGAGGATCAACTGGATCAGGAAGTTGGACATCTACTATAACAGGTTTAGGTACACCAACAGCTAATTATACATTTAGAAAATTTAATTTTGACGGCACTGATAGAATTATAATATGTACAGGCACATCTAGTCCACAATTGTTAACATCTGCATTCTCTGCATCTGTTGTAAATGCTAGTGGGACTGCTAATTTTAAATTTGTAGAAATATTTAAAAATCATATATTTTTTGCAGGTGATTCTAGTAATGCACAGCAACTTAGTTTTATGGGTCCGTTTCAAACTAATGATTTTACATCAGGTAATGGTGGTGGCGTTATTAAAGTAGATACAGAAATAAAAGGCATAAAAGTATTTAGGGATGCACTATTTATATTTGGACAAGATAAGATATTTAAGTTAGTAGGAAATACAGAATCTGATTTTGCAATAGCACCTGTTACAAGAAAAATAGGATGTGTTGATGGTGGATCTATACAGGAACTTGGTGGTGATATTATATACCTAGCACCAGATGGTTTAAGAACTATTGCAGGTACAGAAAGAATCGGTGACGTAGAACTTGGTACTATATCTAAACAAATACAGCAACGTATTGATGATATAACTTTAGATAATATTACATCAGTAGTTATTAGAAATAAATCACAGTACAGATTATTTTATCCAGTTACAACTGGTGCAGAATCAGGAGCAAAAGGAATTATTGGAGTAATTAAAACTAATCCAAATACAGGACAGCTTGGATATGAGTATGCAGATATTAGTGGATTAAAAGTATCATCTACTGATTCTGATTTTATAAGTAATACGGAAACTATTGTTAGTGGTGGCTATGATGGTTTTGTATATCAACAAGAATCTGGCAATGAGTTTACTAGAGCAGCTGCAACTTTTGCTATACCAGGTAGATACAGATCTCCTGACTTAACTATGGGAGATCCAGGTATAAGAAAAAATATGCAAAGAGTTATCGTTAACTATACTAACGAAGGTCAAGTAGATGCTAACTTACAAGTTAGATATGACTTTGATGCAAGCACTACACCACAGCCTGCAGCAGTTCCAATAACAACAGGTAACGTACCTGCACTATATGGAACTGGAGTTTATAATACATCTGTTTATGGACAGTCAGGTATACCACTAGTAAGGCAACATGTTGTGGGATCAGGGTTTACAGTTGCCTTAAAAGTTACAGATGATAGCACAAACCCACCAATAAGTTTAAAAGGTTTTGAATTAGAATTTGTCCCAGGAGGAAGAAGATAATGGCAGTATATTCAGCTAGACAAAGCTCATACAGTGATGGCGATACTATTACCGCAGCTCACACTAATGATGAGTTTAATGCGATACTAGCAGCGTTTAACGTATCAACAGGTCACACCCATGACGGCAGTACTGCTGGAGATGGTGGGCCTATATCTAAATTATTTAGTAATACAATAACATTCGGTACAGGTGCTGATACAGATGTTGCTGTAACATTTGATGGTAATACATCTGATGGTGTATTGACATGGATGGAAGATGAAGACTATTTCCAGTTTTCTGATGATATACTATTAACAACTACAGAAAAATTACAGTTTAGAGATACTGCAATATATATTAATTCATCTACAGATGGTCAATTAGATTTAGTAGCAGATACAGAAATACAGATAGCAGCCACTACAATAGATATAAATGGTGCAGTAGATGTATCAGGTAATTTATCAGTTGGTGGTAATTTAGACGTTACTGGCACATTAGATTTATCAGACTCTAACTTTACTAATGTAGGATCTATACAATTAGATTCTATAGCTGGTGATGGAGATACAGACACAAGTATTACATTTAGTGGATCTGATGTTATAACTATAGCAGCTGGTGGAGCTAATCAAGTAACATTTACTGATGGTGCAATTGTTCCATCAACAAATAACGATATTGATTTAGGTACAAGTTCTGTAGAATTTAAAGATGCATTTTTTGATGGTACAGTAACTACTGATGCATTAGTTGCAGGTACTGCAGATATTAATGGTGGTACATTAGATGGTGTAACTATAGGTGGATCTAGTGCTGCAGCTATAACAGGTACAACTATTACTGGTACTAGTTTTGTTATTGGTTCTGCAGATATAAATGAATCAGAACTAGAAACTATAGATGGAGTTACTGCAGGAACTGTTTCAGCTTCAAAAGCTATTGTTGCTGATTCTAACAAAGATATAACAGGTGGTCGTAATATTACTATCACTGGTGAGTTAGATACTGCTACTTTAGATGTTTCAGGAGATGCAGATATTGATGGAACAACTAATTTAGATAATACAGATATTGACGGAACACTAGTAGTTGATGGATCTAATATTTCACTTGATAGTACTTCAACTTTAAACATAGATAACTCTAATACATCTAATGGTATTACTATTGGAACGGCTACATCAGGTGTGCCTATTTCTATTGGGCATACAACTTCTGAAGTAACAGTAAATGATAACTTAACTGTTACAGGAGATCTAACTGTTAGTGGCACAACAACTACAGTAAACTCAACTACTGTAAATTTAAATGATCACAATCTTGTTTTAGATTCTGGTAACAGCACATCTGCAGTTGTAAACGGTGCAGGTATAACTATTGAAGGTGGGTCTGGAGATGATGCTACATTTAGCTATAATACTACAGGTCCTAAATTTGAATTAAAACTTGGATCATCACATGAAGATTTACAAGTAGATCAACTTATTGCTGCATCTCTTGATATATCAGGAGACGTAGACGTAGATGGTACTTTAGAAACAGATGCTTTATCTATAAACGGAACTACAGTAACATCAACAGCAGCTGAGTTAAATTTAGTAGATGGTATTACCGCAGGAACTGTATCAGCTTCATTGGCTGTGATTGCAGATTCTAATAAAGACGTATCAGGATTTAGAAATGTAACACTAACTGGTGAACTAGATGCAGCAACATTAGATATATCTGGTGATGCTGACATAGATGGTACTCTAGAGGCAGATGCTATTACAGTAGATGGAACTGCTCTTGCTACATTAATTGCAGCAACCACAGTAACAAATGCTACAAATGCAGCACATGTAAGTGTTGCAGATAATGAAAGCACCAACGAAGAAAATTTAATTACATTTATTGAAGATACTTCAGCTACAGGTAATGTTGGTCTAGAATCAGATGGTGACTTTACATATAATCCAAGCACAGGAACAGTAACAGCTACTATATTTAAAGGTAATATTGATGCTGTAGATGGAGACTTTGATGGAACTCTTGAAACAGATGCACTATCAATAGCAGGAACAACAGTAACTGCCACTGCAGCAGAACTTAACTATAGTGATACAGGAGCATCTGTTGGTACAGTTGTTGCAAGTAAAGTTGTAACAGTAGATTCAAATAAAGATGTATCATCATTTAGAAACATCACATTAACAGGAGAACTTGATGCAGGCTCTCTTGATGTTAGTGGAGATGCAGATATTGATGGCACATTAGAGGCAGATGCAATTACAGTAAATGGAACTGCACTAGCATCATCAGCAACAACAGATACTACTGATGCATCAAATATTGGATCTGGTACTTTAGCAGCAGCAAGAATGGCAGCTGCACAAACAGGTATTACTTCTATCTTAGCTACAGATTTAAAAATTGGAGAAGACAATGAAACTAAGATAGATTTTGAAGATGCTAATAATATTAATTTCTATGCAAACAATGCAAAAGAAATGGTATTATCTGAAAATGCATTAACACCAGGAACATCTGATGGAACTGCATTAGGTACAACATCTTTAATGTGGTCTGATTTATTCTTAGCATCAGGCAGTGTAATTAATTTTAATAACGGTGATGTTACTTTAACACACAGCTCTAATACTTTAACAGTGGCTGGAGGCACATTAGAAGCATCAGCAATAACAATAGGTGGATCATCAGTAACTGCTGGTGGAGCATCAAAAGGATTCGCAGTCGCTATGGCGATTGCATTATAAGGAGGATATATGGCACAAGACTTTGAATCAAATGGGGCAAGAATTACAAACTCTGCTACCACTATAGTCACAGCTGATAGTGACGATGCTATAGTAGGTCTTCGCTTTGCTAATATTTTAACAACTACAGATACACTTGATGTATTTATTACAGACGCTGGTGACAGTAATAACGCCAGATATCTAATAAAAGGTGTAAGCGTACCAGCTTCATCTTCAATAGAAGTAGTTCAAGGTGGTTCTAAAATTGTTATGCAAAATGGAGATGTGTTAAAAGCACAAAGTGGGACAGCAAATGGTTTTGATTGTTGGGTTAGTCGAGTAGACGCAATTAGTGAATAAGGAGATATTATGGCACAAGAAGAAGTAGGAGGTCCATTATTTGTAGGATCAGGACCTGCATCAGAGCAGATACCTGAACATGATTCTACAGTGGATGAAAATCAAACAGTTGGTAGTGCAGTTGTTGCAGGACCAATAACAATTAACGCTGTGATAACAGTCACAGGAACTATGGTGGTAATATAATGGCAGGAATACAAATAGACGGAGTTAATAATAAGATTGACTTTGATGATGATGCAGATACCAGTATATCGTCAGCTACAGATGATACGCTAGTAGTAGAAGTAGGTGGTAATACCCTTGCAACTGTAACAGCAACAGGAGTAACTATTAATGATGGCACTACAATTACAACTGCTGATAATACAGACACACTTACATTAACATCGACAGATGCTGATGCTAGTTCTGGGCCTAATATTGTTTTAAACAGAGACAGTGGCTCTCCAGCAGATAATGATATTGTTGGTCAATTTACATTTAGAGCTGATAATGATGCAGGTGAAGCAACTGATTATTGTAGATTCAGAACTCATTTAGTAGATGTTAGTGATGGTACTGAAGACGGTAACTTTAGATTATTTACTTTATCAGGTGGTGCTGAATTATCTAGGATTGATGTAGATGCAACAGAAACAGCATTTAATGAAGACTCAGCAGACATAGACTTCCGAGTAGAAGGTAATGGTAACATAAATTTATTGTTTGTCGATGCTGGTGAAGATTCTGTTTATATTAATGCTTCTGGTCAACAAGCTGATGAAAAGTTTTTAGTTAATAATAATGATAATAGTAAAGGATTATTTTCTAGATGTACAAGTGGCTCACAAGCTAATGACACAGTTCATTTTGATGCTAACAGAGCAGCTACATCTTCTTATAATTTTATAAGAATAATGTCAGGTAACAGCACAGACTCTGAATTTATTTTTACTGGTGAAGGTAATGCTCTTGCTGATGGTAGTTTTAGTGGAGGTGGTGCAGATTACGCAGAGTATTTTGAATGGAAAGATGGCAACAGTTCTGATGAAGATAGAGTTGGTTGCTCAGTAGTTCTCGATGGTAACAAAATCGTTAAAGCCACCGATAGTGATGATGCTTCTAAAATTATAGGTGTCATATCTGCTTGTCCAGTGGTTGTTGGAGATTCTGATATAGAGCAATGGTTACAAAAATATGAGAAAGACGAATTAAATCGTTTTATTTGGGAGGATTACGAAAGTGTAATATGGTTTGATGAAAAAGGCAAAGATACTTTTTATCATGTAGACCGAGTGCCTAATGGTGTGACAATACCTGATGATGCAATCTACTATCGAACAGAAGATGATGGTGTTACTAAATTAAAACGTAAAAAATTAAATCCAGCTTATGACGAATCTAAAACTTATATTTCTAGAAAAGATAGAAAAGAATGGGGTACTGTTGGTCTTGTAGGTAAACTAAGAATTAAAAAAGGACAACCAACAGGAACAAATTGGATTAAAATGAGAGACATCTCAGACACAGTAGAGGAGTGGTTAGTTAGATGACAAGTACAATTAAAGTAGATACAATTAGTGAGAACACCAGTGCAAATGGCGTAGCTATAGATAGTGTAACATTGAAGGATGGTGGCATTACAGCTACTGCTGCAAGTACAATTACAACTGCTGATAACACGGACACACTTACATTAACATCAACAGATGCTGATGCAAACGTAGGTCCGAATTTAAGATTATATAGAAACTCAGGAAGCCCAGCAAATAGTGATGTATTAGGTGCTATAGAGTTTGAAGGTAGAAATAATAATTCTCAAGATGTTGTTTATGGCAGCATAGTATCATCTCTATCAGATGTTACTGATGGTGCTGAACATGGTCTTATGGAGTTTAAGTCAATGGTTGGTGGTACTAATCAATTAAGAATGTCATTTGATGATACCTCGGTAATATTTAACCAAGATTCAATAGACTCAGACTTCCGAGTAGAATCTAATGGTAATACACATATGTTATTTATTGAAGGGGGCACGGACAGAATTTTAATAAATAAAAGTTCTGCAACAACAAAATGGTTTAATGGCACAAGTATAGTTCCCAATTTTGAAATATTTGGAACAGACAATACGTCAGGTAGAATGACCGCACTTACTTACGGTGCGGATGATGCAGGTGCTGCTATGTTTGTATTTGGTAAACAAAGAGATGGTACACCTGATAGTTACACTATTGCTCAAAATAATGATCAACTGGGTATTATTTCTTTTCAAGGTGCAGATGGTACACACTTCGTTGAAGCAGCTAGCATTAGAGTTGATGTAGATAAGGCAACTGGTTCTGATGATATGCCAGGAAGAATAGAGTTTCATACAACAGCCGATGGTGCTAACGCTGGATCTGAAAGAATGCGTATTGGTTCTGGAGGTCACATTGGTATTGGAGTTGCCACAGAATCAAACAAAGTAAGAATACTTCAAGACCAATCAGATGAAAACTGTGTGCAAATAGAATACGACACAAGCTCTGCTGATGAAAGTGTTATGAGATGGTTTTGTGATAGATCTGCAAATGCAGCTTGGGATTTTTTACAAGCATATTCAAATAACGCATCCAGTGCTGACTTAGAATATCAAATGAGGTCAGCTGGTGATATGTCTATGGATGGCACTCTTACAGAAAATGGTGCGGATTATGCCGAGTATTTTGAAACAGTAGACGGCAATGCAATAGCGATTGGAAAAACAGTTGTATTAGAAAACGGCAAGGTAAGAGCGTCTACTTCTAGTGATGACGCATCAGCTATTATTGGAGTGGTTAGACCAAAAGAAAACGGTAAAATTTCTGCGGTAATTGGTAATGCTGGTTGGAATAAATGGCATAATAAATATTTAACAGATGACTTTGGAGTTTATATTTGGGAAGATTACACAGTCAAAGAATGGACTGAAACCATTAATAATGAAAACGGCACTGTTACAACAAAAAACCACTCATACCCCTCTGATTTTATCCCTGAAGGTGTAACTGCACCAGCGGATGCAAAAGAATTAACACAACAGAGAAGAAAACAAAATCCTGATTGGAATAAAGACATTGAATATAAACCAAGATCGGAAAGAGACGAGTGGGTTGTTATTGGATTACTTGGTCAGATACCAATTAACAAAGATCAAAAAACTGGAGACCGATGGATTAAAATGAAAGACATTTCAGACACAATAGAGGAGTGGTATATAAGATGAGTGAAATAAGAGTAGATACAGTATCAGAAAAAACATCAGCGAATGGCGTTGCTATTGATAGTGTAACATTAAAGGATGGTGGCATAACTGCAACTGCTGCAAGTACGATTACTGTAGCTGATAACTCAGATACACTTTCTTTAATATCAACAGATGCAGACGCTAACGCTGGACCAGTATTAAGATTGTTTAGAAACTCTGCTTCTCCAGCAGACGATGATGTAGCTGGTAGCATTGTATTCTCAGGAGAAGATGATGGAAGTAATGAAACTGATTATGCCTCAATTAAAGTTATTACTGAAGATGTAACAGACGGCACGGAAGATGGAAGATTAAGTTTTAATATTATAGATGGTGGAAGTGCGGTAGAAGTAATGTCTATTTTTGACAATTTTGTCGGTATTGGTACTACTGCACCTGAACAAGTTTTGCATGTTCATGGAGGTGATTCTGGTAGTTCTTATTCAGCAGATAATGCAGACAGACTTATTATTGAAAATAACGACTCGTTAAGAATAGACATGAGAACAGGCACTTCAAACACAGTTGGTATAATGTTCTCTGATACAACAAGAAATAGAGCCTCAATAAATTATAGTCACAGCACAGACCACATGACACTTACACACGAAGGTGATAAGTCTTTTGTCATGGGTGGTGGTAGAACTCAAACAGGAGGAGAGACTTCTGGTGATGTTTCTGCTGGTGGACTTTGTTTAAATATGGGAGCTAATGATGCTCAAATTTTAAGTTTTAAATCTTCTGATATTGATCATGGAATAACATCTGGAACAGGCAACAATGCTGAAACTGATACTTATGGATCAATTAAAAAAGTAGATTCTAATAATGGAGGATGTAAACTTTCAGGATATACTGAAGGTTCAAGCGTAATGGCAATAGAGTTGTTTGGTTACACTACAACTCCAGATAGTGCCTTCAGTGTTTCTTCTCAAGGCATTGTTCAAATTAGAGCTGTAGAAAAAAGTGGAAGTTCTTATACAGGAGTCGGTAATGATGATAATATGTTTGCTGTTAAAAATGATGGTAGCACAAAATTTATAGTTAGAGGTGATGGAGATATTGGGCATGATGGAAGTGCAAGTGCGTTTGATGAATACGAAGATGCTCACCTTGCACGAGCTTTAGATTTGTCTCATGGTAATGGTGTTATTGACTCTAAGTTTGATCAGTTTGTAAAATATAATCATGAAGATTTAGCTAAGATAGGTTTAGTTGGCAGAGAAAAAGATGGCACACCTAATCATTTTATAAACATTACAGGTTTTCAAAGACTTCATAATGGTGCCATCTGGCAACAGTACGAGAAACATCAAAGATTGGCGGAAGCCGTGTATGAGATGGCAAAAGAAGTATTAGGCGAAGACAAAGCAAATGCAATACTTGAAAAGCATGATATAAAGTTATTAAATTAAGGAGAAAACGGAGAAAAATATGGCAATAACAGCAAACATGACAACACCTGAAGGCATAGCACTTACGGATGTGTATATAAGAGTGACTCAAGCGTATGTCAAAAAAATGGTAGATAGTGAAGGTAATGATGCATGGAAGTTAATTTATGATGTTTTAATTTACAAAGATAAAAATACTCGTGATGACCCAGATGGTAAAGGCACAGAAGAATCCATGCGTATATCTAATCGTAATGTAGATCATTTTAAAATTGATTACAGTCTAGATGCAACAGACAATCCAATTAAACTTGCGTATGCAAATTTAAAAACAAATAGCGAACTATCTAACGTCAAAGACGCATAAGATGGACATGGAGCCAAAGACGGAGAGAGAACATATTATATCCCTACAGGGACACATTACAGGTGTTAAAAGAGAAATAGAGGTAATTAAAACAAATCACCTTGCACACCTGGACGAAAAGATTTCACACGTTCATGAGGACGTAGAGAAGTTGGGTGGTAAGATAGATAAGATCTATTGGGTTGTTCTTTCTACAGTGGGGGCTGTAGGTCTAATGGTAATAGAAACATTACTAAGTATGTTATAATATGGCTAAAAAATGGAAGTCATACACAGAACATGAAGCTGTACATAAGGGAACATCTATAGGACGCAACCCTATAACGAGTACAATGAATAAAAAAAAGAAAGCAAGTTTTAAGAAATATAGAGGACAAGGAAAGAGAAGATAATGGAAGAAGAAAACGAACAACAGCAAGTATCACCACAATCACAAGCCATACAACAAACTGTAGGTGGTTTAGTTAATCAACCTCAGTTACCATCTGGAGGGACAGTTAATGTTCAGCCAATGAATGTAGGTGTGGGAGAAACTTTGGGTACTCCAGGATTGTCTACTACTGCTCCACAACTAACACCACAAACAGCACAAGCCGTTCAGCAAGTTACTCCTACGGACGCACAAACTCAAACTGTTGGGACAGTCACTCCAACACAAGCACAAACATTTACAGCACAGACAGGAGCAGCTAATGTTCCACAAATTACTGCCGCACAGCTACAACAGCTTTCTCAACCTGCAGTTGGTGCTTCTGGGTCTATAACTCAAGAGGCAACTGTTCAAGGACAGCTTGCAAACATAACACAAGATATTGAAGCTGCTTTAGCAGCAGGAACACCATTACCTGCATTTGCTAGAGGTGCACAAAAAATGGCTATGGCAGCTATGGCACAAAGAGGATTGTCTGCCAGCACTATAGCTGCTGATGCAGTAGCTGAAGGTGTTCTTAGAGCATCTACACAAATAGCAGCTGCAGATGCACAAACATATAAGGAAATGATATTCCAAAATTTAAGTAATCGTCAACAGGCTATGATTACTAATGCTCAAAATTATTTTGCTTTAGATATGCAAAATTTATCTAATAAACAACAAGAATTTTTAACAAACGCACAATTAAAGCAACAATTTTTATTATCAGATCAGTCAGCAGTAAATGCATCTAGACAATTTAATGCAACAAATCAACAGCAAACAGATCAGTTTTTTGCAAACTTAAATGCATCTATAGAAGAATCAAACGCTAAAAGATTTGATGCCACTCAAAAATTTAATCAGACAGAGATAAACAAAGCCAATGCTTTAAATGCACAGAATGCTACAGCAGTAAATGAAGCTAACGCTGCTAGAGCACAAAACGCAGAGCAGTTTAATGCAACTGTAAAAGATGCTAGAGAAAAGTTTAATGTAGATAATCAAAGAATAATAGATCAAAGTAACGTTGAATGGAGGCGTGCTATTAATACTGCAAATACAGCAGCGATAAATGCGGCTAATCAAACTAATGCACAAGCACTTTTAGATCTTTCAAACTACGCCATGAATGCTCTTTGGCAACAGTGGAGAGATGAGGCATCTTGGACAAATTCAACAGCAGAAAACGATCGTAACAGGGCACATAATTTAGCAGTTGCAGCTATGGAGAGGTCAACAACATTTGACATAATGGATCAAGAATCAGAAGATAGATTGTTAGAATTCATAGGGGCATTTGCTTTAGGTATGTGGGAAGCGAGTACATAGGAGGATAATATGTGGGAAGCAGCAGGAAATTTTTTAAGCACTGGATTTGATTATGCAGCAAATTTATTTGGAGATGAGCTCATAGAAGAGGGTATCAGAACTGGCGTTGAATATCTTATGGATGATGATGATCAAAGTTCTGCAAGTACAAAATTAAAAAGATTAAGAGGTAGAGTTGGAATAAAAACTGCAGCAATGGCTGCTCCAGGAGCAACTAAAGCACCTGCCTCAAGAGTTACTAGTACCTATGATGTAGTGTATAATAGATACAATTCAATATTTAGAAATGCTATCGCCTCAGCAAAAGCAACAACAGTAAGGAGAAGAGGATAACATGGAACCAGAGTACGATAGATTTAATACTCCAATTCCTGGAGAGTCTTTAACAGATGAACCTGGTAAATGGTCTTGGGAACAGCCACCACAATTTGCATCATTAGAAGATGCTGCAGATGCAACCATGAAAAGATTATTTACAGATCAAAATACTAAAAATGTAATTATGATGTTAGAGGCAGGCGTAGCAGTTGAAAGTATCGCAAGGTCTGTTGTGTTTGCAGGATTTCAGGCTGGAGCATATACTGTTGACGTTGCCATCATGCTAACACCAATGGTTACAGAAGCTATTTTAACTATAGGTACAGTGGGTGATGTTAAAGATATAAAACTTAGTATGAAATCTAAAACTGAGGCACAAGATAATTTTGAAATTGGTATGGCTGATGCTAAGTTTGTAAAATTTTTATCTGAAAAAACTCAAAAAGATTTAACTAAAATAAAAAAAGTACAAGAAAAAGAAGAGCAGCCTACAGTAAGTTTAATGGCACGACCAACAGAAGAAGAGGATGAATAATGGTTGATTTAAAAAGATTATTAGTACCAGTAGCAACAGGAGCAATAGGTGCTAAACTTAGTCTTATGGCTAAAGAAAAAGAACAAGAAGATACAGCTATTCAAGAAGCTGAAGGCGTAACAGATGCTTTAGTTGAAGACACTATAGTTACAGCCAGAAGCGATATTAATAGTGAAAAAAATATACAAAATCAAACCTATGACTTAATGGTTAATAACTATAATACTTTAAAAAATAGATTTGGAGCAGATAAAGAAGATGATCTAGCACTTTTATATTTTAAAAACCGTAGTTTATTTAAGGCACAAGATATTACTCAACTGTTTCCTCAAATTGATTCTTTAATAGCTGGCGGATTAACTGGAGATATAACTGGAGAAGGAACAGAAAGAACATTTGTTCCTGGTGGTGATATCACAGCACAGACTCCACAGATACAAAGTATTTATGAAGTTTATGGACAAGGGGCTACCACTGGAGATATTATAAGACAACAAAGAGATGCATATAATAAACAAGTAAATGCTGGTCTAGCTAATTTGGCTGGAGAAAATAACACAAAATTATTTATAGATAAAACTGTTCAACCAGGTATGGTTAGAGAAAGAACTTTACAACAACCTCAGTTTCAAGAGGGTAGAGTTACTCAAGAACAATTTATGACTAGCATAAATGAGATCGTAGATAAAGCTACTATGCAAAATTTACCTGATGTAAACTTATCTACTATGGCACGAACTGTAAACTGGTCTCCAGTATTAAGTAAAGAAGACTTAGATATGGCAGCTCTAAATGCAGTAGGAGGCACTGGTAATGAAGCTGAACTATTAAGATCTAAATATAAATTTTCATACTTGGTAGATGCAGCAAGAACTATGCAGTTACAGAATCAAAATGTTGAAACAGTTGGAGAGGCAATTGATATAATGAGAGCCAATGGCACAATCTCTAGAGATAGTGTAATGAACTCTTTGACTGCATTAGAAAGAGCAACTATAGACTACAGCAATAAAATGATGGATGAAGTAAGAAAAGATACACTAAATCCAGATGCACAAATTATTAATAGGTATTATACAGATCCAGAGGGAACTATAGAAATACAAGGTGTTAAATTCACAAACAAATCTTTATATGATGATCTCACTAATAGATATCAAGAGCAAGCAAGAATAGAATACACTAATCAAGGATATTATGATCTGTTTAATAGATTTGTTAATGTTGGTGATGACCCTCAGTTTAATGTAAAAGTAGTAGTTCCAGTTAGAGAAAATGAAGAGTCTCCTTTTGTTGATAGACAAATGACTGGTGCTATAAACCCTCAGATATTATCTGATGGTGGACTACAAGTTGTAGATCCAAAAGATATATATCAAACTATAGATGTTGTAGATTCTAGAGATTTATTTGGTGTGTACAGTCCTGATGGTAGTAGGCAGCTAAAGCCAGGCGACTCTGGTGTATTTGCTAACATGACTCCAGATGCTAGAGAAACACTAAAAGAACAAATAAAATTAAACTCTGGTGGTATGGATGCTATCATGCCATTCTTAACTATGTCTCAAGAGGAGTTTAAAGCATATCAAGAAGCTCCAAAAGAAGATACTACAACTGACGTTATACCTACAACTATAAATAGAGATAACTATGAAGACTTCTTACCACCTTCTAAACTTAATTTAGGAAATACACAAGAACCAAATCCAGACTTAACAAGTTGGGCATCAGAAAATATGTCAGCATGGGAGTCTTTTGTTAATTCATTACCAAATGAAAAACCAAAACAATCAGATTATCCAGAAGATGAACAAGGTTTAGATCAACAATATGGAGAAGATTTAAGATTCTATAATAGTGTTGTAAGAGATTTAAAAAGACAACTACCTAAGATACAAAAATTAGTAAAAGATAAAGAGTAGTATATGGCCGAATATGGTAAGATCAAAAGTATCACAGAGGTACCTTTTGAAGAGCGTGACAATAATATATTATACAATGTTCCAGGATATCAGTTTGGTGTTCCAGAAAAAGTAAACTACTTTAGTGACGATGCAGGAACTATACAAGAGAAATTAAGTCTAGACTATACTCCATTTTTTGAAGAGCCTAAAACAACAGAACTAGGCAAGGCTGCAAAGTTTGGTTTCTCTAGTGCACTATCTGGTGCTGTATATAATATCAGTGGTATACCTGGATGGACAGATAGCCTGGCAGATTACACATTAGAAAAATTAGGCTATAATCCTGATCAATGGAAGTTTGATTACATTAATGGTGAGAACATAGCCATAGATACTAATCAAGGCACATACTTAGAAAGAGAAGCTCTAAAACAAAAGATACTTGAAAAAGAAAAGTTTAAAAAATCTTTAGATGAAAGTTCGCTAAAGAATTTTGCATTCCATACACTAGCAGGAATAGATAGTGCAGAAGAATATTTAAGAGATACTGCAGAAACTCTTGGCCCTACACATATGTTTCACCTGGGTCAAGACTATGCACCTGATACAATAGCAGAACAAGTTGTTGCAGGATTTGCTGGTGCACCTATAATGATAGCTGAATATGGTGCTTATACAGCGGCAGCCATAGGAGGACTAGCTGCAGTTGGTATTCCTGGTGCAGTTGTTGGTGGATCTGCACTTGCATTTGGTACAGTGGGATTCTTAGGTTCGTACGAACAGCCTTGGGCAAAAGTATTTAGTAACACTGCGATGGGTGCTGTAGAAGGTGCTGCATTTGGTAGTGTAGGTAAATTAAATGGTTGGGCAACAAGGTCTATAGCATTAGGTGCTATAGGTGCTGCATCTGCTAAAATGCATGGAGGAGGCACAACAGAGATTATATCTGGTGCTATCACACTTGCAGGATTAGGTTTTGCTGGCCCTATGATAGGTCTTAAAAGGCCAGGCGAAGGTGCATTCACTGCTCCTCCTAAACAAACTCTAACACTGACACCTGCATATTCTGTACTAAGACACGATAGCGGTAGACTAACAGCACATGCAGAACCACTGAATAACTTTATTAAAAGTAATGGAAAAGGATATCATAGAGAGATAGAACCATTACCTTTTGAGTTTGGTGAATTATCTAGAAGAGAATTAACTAAACGAGATAAACGTGACAAAGTGATGAAAGACACTGGTAACGTTGAATCTTTAATAGCAACTAAAGCTACAAAACGTGCTATTGAAAATGGCAGAGAAATGATTCCTTTTAAAAGGACTAAACCAGAGACCAAAAAAGAAGAACTGGATGTAACAAAAGGTGATAAGCCAATAACAGAAACTGTATCTGTGCCAAGAGATCAAGTTATACTTGATGGTAAGTTTTTAGATTTAACTGTTGCTATAAATGCTAGAACTAAAAATATAGTACCAACAACAAAGACTCCAACTCCAAAAAAACCAAAGACATCTTTTGAAGATCTTAATTTATCACTAGAGGCTAGAACAACTAATACTAGAGCTGCTGCAGAAAATGTAAGTATAGGTAGAGATCTTGCACAAAGATATGGATTAAAGTTTTTAGGTGATGGTGCTAAAGTAGAAATTAGACTTAGTCAATTACAAACCATAGCAAAGTCTAGAAAAGTTGGAGACAGTTGGGCAAAAGAATTACTTACAAAAGTATTAGATCTTAAAACTAAAAAAGAAAATAATTTAAATAAAAGATTAACATCTTACAAAAAAACAATAGATAAAACTCAAAAGTCTATAGCTAGACTTGCGGTTGCTAGTATTAATTTAAGACCAGATCCAGGTGAGTCACCTATAAAACATTATAAAGATTTAGAAAATACTTTACTTAATGCAGATAAAACTGGATTTAAATTAGATAAAAATGGTAACCCTGTTGAGGTAGATCTTACTGGTAAAATTAAAGGCACTAGTGGTGCGGTATTAAGTTTTATAGAAACATTTGGATTACCTGCTAAACTTGCAGGAGACCCATCAAAAAATGCATTCTTAAGATTTGTAACAACTGGTGTTAAAAATACACAACGTGCTATTGAAGCAGGTAAAGATGATATACTATACAAACGACTAATAGACCCAAGTTTTAAACCAGATAAAACTAAATTTATTGAAGAGAACCCTGGTGTATTTCAAGGTGGCGTACTGTATAATCTTGGTAATATTGTTGGTAAGATACAGACATTTAAAAGTAAAGATGGTGCCTGGACTCAGTTTGAACAATTACTAAAAGTTAAAGGTAAAAAAGAAGGTGTTGAGTCTGCCAACAGAATAATTAATGCCATGGTTCAACGTGAAGTTGTCATGCAAAAAAGAGCACAATTAGCTGCAGGTGGTAAAAAAGCTAGTAAAGAAAAAGTAGAAAAACTATTACTATCCAAAAGAGATGATGGTTCTTTTAAATATCAAATGAGATATGAAGAGATGGCAGCGTTATTTAGATTATCTAAAGAAGAAGTTGGTATACTTAAAAATTTAGATAGAGGACTTGCTGAAGCTAGAATATATCACAATAGAGCTGTAAAAGAAAATCCAGAAGTTGGTGCAACTATTATACCAGAAAGACCTAACTATTTTCCTAGAGTTTGGATTGGTAGACACAGACTGTATATTAAAGAGCCTGGTAAAGAGGGTAAATTAGTACACGCTATAGCTGGTAGAAATGAAAAAGAAGTATATGGTGT